GTAAGAATCTTGTATTTCTACATCAATATTGTGTTCTATGGTAGGCATTGCTGCATAAAAATATGGTATGCTTCCACCATTAGAATTATTGAATAAAACCGTTTCTATTCGACTTACATCTTTGTACATAACATCTAGTGCTTTTTCATTATCTAATTTTGTATTGATTACATAATCCATTTCTATATTATATAGATTCATAAAACTATTTGTTCGTTTATCTTGTAATTCTTGAGATGTCGGATATATACGCAATGACTTTGTTCCAATGTCTTGATGTTTTGTATCAAAATAAATTGGCAATGCACCTTTAAACTCTGTTCGTAGTTTATCTCTCAAAGGAGTCATAATTTTTTCATAGGTAATGTTGTTAGATGATATAGCCATTATCTTACACTCCTTAAAGATACTTCAAATATTGCTTTTCTATATCCCTCAATGTCCTCGTCATCTTCATAGTTTATTGAGTTTACTTCAACGCTAAAAGTAGGATCAATCTCTAATGCAGAATATAAAGTTTCTTCTAATCTTGAAACTATTTTAAAAAATTTTTTAATAGTATTATCATTCCTTTTTCTATCTAACATAAAAAAATCTATTGTAACATTGTATGTACTAGATAATTTAGCAAACATATTATCATTAGGATTTGATGTATCTCCTTTAATAATTGCAAATTGATTACCTCGAATATTATTTAATTTGGAACGAAAAACTGGTAGAGATGATTTAAATTCATTTCTTAAACCATTTTGTATAGCTTCTTCTATATCAAGTTTCCAGGCATTAGTAGATGCGAGAGCCATTTTTACCTCGATAGAATTGCTTGAAATCTTTACGAGTCATCTTGACTGATCTCATAGAGGCGTTTTCTACTTCTTCATATATACCAGTTACTTCTACTTCCCACTCATCATTTTGTGTTGCAGTAGAGCTATCTGATGATCCTTGAAATCTTACTTGTAATCCTGCTGCTAAGTCTTGATAATCTCCGTTTATTACTTCATCTGTTACTATTTGATTATTTTTCAGAGTATCATCATCTTTTGCAAAAACAGAATATTTTGCAGTACCAATAGCACCACCAGTTGTCACAATGACTTTTAATCTGTCGTAGCTACCAAAGTAATTTCCTCTAGTATCAACAATATTAAGATTTCCAGACACAGATATTTGCCTTACAATTCCTTTAGAGGCATCTCCTGTATTCATATAACTTAACTTAGCTTTACCACTATTTAAGTCGTTTATGTGCATTTCTGCTTCTTGAAATAATGCTTCTGCAATTTCGCTTGTTGGATCTTTTCCTTTAACTAAGAAAAACGCTGCTATAAGTGAAGTTAATCTTCTAATAAGATAGTCGTATGTTCCGTCTTTTAATAAAAACTGCTCTCTTGGTAAGTTGGAATCAAGTTTTGAATCTACATAATCACTTGCGTCTTTCATAACTCTAGTTTTTAAAGTCGCAAAATCTTCTCCTGCTTCCATAAGTAAATCTTCTGGTGTACTACTATCGTTGTAATAATATACTGCGTCTATAGAGCTATCATAAAACCACTCTCCGTTTGCATCTACTGCAGCTCTATTTGCTTGTGCAGATCCTTGATTTGAACCGTCTACAAACAATGCAGTTACTAATCCAGAATCATGTGATACATACCTACTTCCTGAATCTACAACCCAACTATATATTGGTTTCTTTGTATCAAATTCGTCTAAATTAGGAAAAGCATCTTTTAAATCTCTTGATGTAATATATGTAGGCATTTATTCTCCTTTGGCTCTTTTATACCAACCATACCAAAATTTTTCTTGCGTAGGGTTATCTGAAATTAGCAAAGAATAAAATAAAATTCTATATGAAATAAATCTATCTGCCTCTAATTTTTTACAAGCAGATATAGTTGCTGCACCTATTAATCCGTCCTCTTTAATTTCAAATGAGTTTTTATTGTTACACGCTTGTTGTAATATCTTTACTGCACGACGTTGTCCTGTATTAACAACACAATCAAAATAAGGATAGCGTAACTCTTTTGGTAATAATTTCGCTTTAGAAGGAATCCAATAGTCTTGATAATAAATTTCTTTAGCTTGTTCTCTAGTTAAGTTTTTAATGTCAATATTAGGATAGAATCGTTTGGTTATACCATACTTTGTTTCCCCACCTAAATCATCTTTATCATTGACATATCCTCCTTCGTGTTCGAGAACTTTTTCAATAATTTCGTTGAACTCCATTACGCTGATCGCTTCACTTTCTCGAAACTCCTCATTCCCCCCAAACCGAGAAGTCCAAGAAGTATTGTTGTCAATGTACTCATATCGAATACTGGTAAATCCACTTGATAGCCAAATGAATATACAAGAAAAAGTAAGAACGGTTGTAGTACGAAGTGATAACATAGTGCTACTCCACAAGTCCAACCAACAAATGGACGCCAACCTGCAACAAATAAACTATTGCTATTGGCTTCAACTTTATTAACCTCAATTTGAGCTTTGTTAATCTCTTGTATAAGCTGTGCTTTTTCTGCTTTGTCAAGTGTAAAGTCATCGATTTTGTCTGCTACTTTATCTATGATTCCTGCTACTACATTAAGTTTTGGCATTCTTTTTTCCTTTTTGTATAGACTCAAGTGCTTCTATGATGCCTTGCTGTTTTGATATTTGCAAACGCAAATCTGCATTACTTGCTTGTAACATAGTTATTTGTTCGTTTGCTTGATTATATTGATCTACTAAAGATTGTAGTTTTTCTTTTTGTTCTTGTAGTTTCATAAGATTCCTTACTTTATTAATATTTTAAGAATATAATAAATTATGAATATCTACGCATTCTTTTTCTTGTTTTGCGAGAATACTTAGCTCGTTGCTTTCCTGCTTTGGTTGCTTTTCTTTTCTTTCTTGTTTCATAAGCGTACTCTGATGCCGTCATTGCTTTGAGCAATCTTTCTGGTAAATATCTTTCTCCAGTTTTTGATGACGGCTTACCAGACTTAGTACGCCATTTTTGTTTTGTCCACCGTTTTAGACTTCGTTGTGATTTCTTGAGAGCCATTATCTATAACCACCACCTGCTCGTTTGTAGGCGAGTGCTAACATCTGTGCTTTTCTAGCACTCCATTGTCCAGGATTACCACCTTTATTTCCTCTTAGGATTTTTTGAAATAGACGCTTTCTAAGCGTAGGTTTAGTATAATTACCTGCTTGATTGACTCTCGATTTTCTTTTCTTTTTTCTAGCCATTACTTACGCATCTTTTTTAGTATTGCTTTTTGTAAAGCCATTGGTAATTTTTTTTGTTTAGCTGTTAAACCTTTTTTCTTTTTTTTCATTTTGTGCTTCATTGTATTTCCTCTTTAATTTTTTTGAGAACTTCGTCCTCGTTAAACTTCATTGATATTCCTGCCTCAAATCTCATTACTTCCTTGCCTTTTTCTAATATAATAATAGTAGGTACAGTTTTAATATTCCACTCTTTTTGAATAACTGCACCAATATTTTTATTAGCAAGATCAATTTCTGCTATGTAACAATCTTTTAATTTTTCAATTTTCAGTCTATTTGCGTAATTCCAAGAAGCATTTACTTGTACTACTGCACACTCTTCTAAACTCATAAGTTGTATTTTTTGGAAACTATCTAAATTAACTGACTGCGAGTATAAGGGCGATTGCCATAAAAATAATCCAAGCAACCATACCATACCATAGTAATAATTCATCTTTGTACCTCATATTAATTATTATTCATATCAAGTAGAGTTTTATTTATACTGCGTGTATCTTCTTTAATATCATCTACTTTTTCTTCTAGTTTTTCTACTTTATCTTCCGTATTCATAATACTATTACGAATCATCTGATCTTTTAAATCATATTCTGTTCTACTTACTGGTGGCTCAGGAAGCTCTTTCGCTTCTTGTATATCAGCTTGTAGGTTAAACCATAATCCCACTACCATAAATATTGTAACACCAATACTAACAGCAGTTTCTATACTTAGTGTAAATTTTGTATCTTTGTTTACTTCCATTTTGTATCCTCTACCATTTTACTTTATTCGCCCAGTAAGCAGCACTCATCTTACCTCTAGCGATGTTTTTTCTGTGTCGTGCTTTAAATGATCTTCTCCTAGCTCTTGCTGCTGCTGTTCTAGGATTCTTTCCTGCTCCTCTTACTCCTTGTTGTCCAAACCTAATAAGTCTAATTTTACCACCTGATTTTGCTAAAACAGCGTGTGACTTTTTAGGGTGTTTTGGTGTTCTCTTAGGTTTATTATAACCTGCAAATCTTATTCCTCTGTAAGTAATAGCCATTATGAAATCTCCGAGTGTACTAATACGCCACCTGCAAAAAAGTTATTGTTGCTAGTCAATATTGTATAAGTATCTAATTCATCTGGACTATTCAAATAATGCGTTACTTTTCTAATCTTGTCCATAAATCTTATCTCATCATTTTTTTGTATTTCTTGTGCATCTAGCCCATATAATTCTTTTGCTTTTACTGGATTTAAACAAACCATAGTTCCGTCTGCTTTATACAAAGGGTGATCTTTGGTAATTGTAAGTCCTCTATTGATAGTCAAAGTTCTATCGTGTCTATATTCTATATCTTCCATATCCTCAAAATAATAATTTACTAAATCACTATGCTTTGGAGATTCTATTTGTAATATTTCTGATTCTTCTACGGCATTACTAGATAAATTGAATGTCATAACTTTATCTCCTACGGATAGTTCTGATATGTGTTTGTATCCGTCTGGTGTATTTACTGGCACATACTCTCCTACGCAAAAACCACCAAAACTAGTTACGCTTGTAGTCGTTCCAATAGTAGAATTAGTTGTACCATTATTTGTAACAGAAACAGTACCACTTGTGCTTTCTGTTAAAGAACTATGTGGTAAAAATGCAAATCGTAAGTGCATTGTTACACTTCCAGAAAATGTTACAGTATTTGACGGTCCTAATGCAGCAACTGCATCAATACTTTGATAACCACTACCACTATTACTTGTACCACCTGCAAATGAATTATTAGTTGCTGCTCCTGGATCGCCACTATTAGAACAAGCAATAACTAATCCACCTCTACGAGTACCAGAAGTAATATTTTCTGAGTGTGTCATACTGCCACTTGCATCGGTTAATGCACTTGTAGTTTGTGCGTGATTAGCAACATTACCACCTGGAGATAATCCAACAAACCTGATAGTAGTATCACTAAAAGTACCAAATGAAGTATTTGCAGCAGAAGCATTGTGATCGTAACTATAAAACTCACTCATAGCGTGAGGAGCAGAGCCGTCTGGACGATCATCTGCATCATTTGCAGTATTTATGGTTGCTATTGTTCCGTCAGATGCTTCTTTAAGTGATATAGAGCCAGAATCTCCAAGCTCACTTCTAATATCACTCATAGCTATTGTACCTGATGAAGTTATAGTCATTTCTTACCTCTTATGCGATTCATCAATCTGATAACATAAGCTATCATTTCTTTAACTCTTCTATTTCTGCTTTTAATTCTTTAATAGATTCTATTAATAATGGAACTAGTTTATCATATTTAACAGTAAGATAGTTATCTCCAGATATAGATTTATCTTCTCCGTCATTATCAAACGGAGCTAAATCAACTGCTTCTGGTTGTACCTCTTCTACATCTTGTGCATATACACCAACATAATCTTTATCCATATCGTATTGTGCTTTTTGATTAGCAAGTTCGTTCCAGTTGTAAACAAATCCAGATAACTTACTTACTTTATCTAAAGCATTTTCTATAGGGCGAATATTTTCTTTTAATCTTTTATCTGATGAAAAAGCAACTATATCGTTTGTAGCGTGAATCATACCGTCTGTTGAATTAGGATCTGTGTTTACTCCCAATGAGCCACCTGGTGCTTTAATACCATTACCTTTTACAGTAAATCTAGAATTACCTGCAGCTGCAATACCTACAACATCAGATGATACTCTGAACATACCAGAATTTGTATCTGCACCAAAAGAATATTGAGGATTAGAAGCACTTCCGTCAGCTGCTGTTATCACTCCGTCAATGTCTACTGCATCTAAATTAGTAGTTCCGTCTACATCTAAATCTCCAACAACTTCTAAGTTTTCAGTAATTTTAACATTTCTTGAATTATCTATTTCTACTGCAATGTTACTTTTCAAATCATCTGAATCTGCCATTATAAACTTTGTACTATCATCTGGCACTCCAAATCGAAAAGCTCTTTGTCCTGCTCTTTCTAATTTTACTACAACTGGACTACCAGTAATATGTAAATCTGCGTCTAATGAATTTTCATTAATTCCTACGTGTCCAGTTTCTCCGTCTACCATAAAAATTGGATCATTAGCTGTGTTATGTTTACCTATTTCAAAACTTGCGTTACTTGTATTGTTATCATTAGAGTCTAAATCAATATAGACTGCACCATATGATGAAATTAATAAATCATCTGCAGACGAATTGCTGTCATCTCTTGAGAAAATTCCGTGATGCTGACTTTTGTCTCCATAAAAAGTAATACCACCAGCTCTTGGTAAGTGAATATATCTTGTTTGAGTACTACTATCTTCTCTAAAACTTAGATTACCACTATTATCAAATCTTGCTAGTTCTGCTGATGTTCCACTATCTAAATCATTGTCAGTACCTTTTAAAAATCGTACTTCTCCAACTCCATTGTTTGTTTCATCACAAGCTATATATATTGTATTTACTCCAGTAAGTGAAACACCATTTTCTAAACCTGATTGAGTATCGTCATCTAATACTAATCTGTTTCCACTGTTACTATTTCCGTGTATATCATCTACTGTTATTGTACCAGAAGTTGTAAATCCAGCAGCAGTTATAGTACCACTTGTAGTATCATTACCACTATTAATTAAGAAAGCATCATCTACATTTAAAGTATCTCCACTTAAAGAAATGTTTGTTCCAGCACTTAAATTAGTTTGAGATGAAATATCTATAGTATCTCCAGCTGTTAATACTTGAGAGCCACCTACTTCTAATGTACCACCTTGTACATTTAAAACACTTGTACTTTCACAATCTAACCTAATATGATAATCGTCTGTTGTTGTATCTGAATTATGAAAATCTATATATCTACCAATTTCCATAACTCCGTCAGTTGCAACAATAGAAGCTCCACCAGAAAACCAATCTCCAGATGAAGGAACATTTAATCTTGCTGTACCGACAGTACCAGATGTCAATAAATCTGCACTATGATTACCTAAAGTTAAAGTAACTGTACCAGATGTACCACCACCAGATAAACCAGTTCCTGCAGTTACACCCTCAATATCCCCAGATCCACTTCCACCTATTGCAGTTAAACTTGTAGCTGCAGTTGATCCGTCGCCAACAAATAGTTGGTTAGTATCAGTTTTGTATATTAGTTCTCCTGCTGCAGGTGTACCTGCATTAGAGAGGTTAGTACCTCTTTTAACTTGTAAAGTATTACCCATTGACTACTCCTAAGTTAGTAAGTTCCACCGTCAAAGGTAGTATCAACAAATCCCTGCTGTGCTTCAATAGGTTTATTAAATTCCCATTGAGTACCAGTATGATCGTAAAGTATAGTTGCATCTGCACCTGCTACTTTAATTCCAGCTCCGTCTGCATCAGATGATGAAGAAGCTCCACTTGCAATAATAACTTCTTTATCT